TATTGAGTCAGCACCTTTGGTTACAGGATTAACTTTAATACCGTATCTTTTTAATTCTGATATTGATTTTGGTTCAGATGAATCAGCATATATTCCAATTCTATCAAGATTGTTATCTTTTATTTTATTTGCTATATCAGAATTATGTAACCCGTTTTGGTAAAATATCTCATCTACAATAATCTCATCATTCCATTTATAGATTGCTATTAATGTACTTGGATCTACTGAGAAACCAAAATCTAATCCACAACCTAATAGTCTTGCCTCATCAGGAATTTTATCTATAACTTGGTAATCATTAAATATTGTTCCTTGTAATTTGCCTTCCTGGCCATCCAAATAAACCTTACACCAGTTGGTCCAGTATTCAGAAGTTTTGGCTAATTCTCTTTTTGATTCTAAGAAATCTATAACGTTTTGTGGTAAGGCAGAATTATCTTTATATGTTAAAGTTAATAATTCAGAATTATCATCTTGTAATACTTCTTTAACCCAAAACTGATTGGTAGGATTGTAATCTAAATAAATATCTTCATTGGTTCTCATTGCTAATTCCAAATATGCTTCTCTAGTAATCATATTGGCTTCATTTATATATAAAATGTCACGTCTAGCACCCCTGAGTTTATCACCTTGGTCAGCACTAAAAAATTCTATATAAGAACCATTTAAGAATCTATAAGTTGAGTTGGTGGTATGCCATTGTTGTCTATTAAATCTTTTTGTATCTTTTAAAATGCCAATAAGATCTCTTATAGCACCTCTTCTTAAATGTGGTGTTGATTCAGCAACCACTGATATAGATGTATTAGGATTTTTTAATGCTTTATCAATTAGTATTGCTAATATGGCAATTGTTTTGCCAGCACTAGAACCTCCAGGAATAACTTTTATCCTGGCTTTCATTTTTCTTATTTTTGATATCGCTTTCGTGTATTTAAATGCCATCTTCTAAATCATCATCATTAAAAAGTGGTGGTTCTTCTCTTAAAGTTATTTCTTGTTTATCAGGTTCATTAAAGCCTAACATCTTATTTATCATTTCTAATGCTTTAAGAGCGTGTGGAGGCCATTCTTCAATATTCTTTTCTTTAATAAAAATTAGGTCTTGTATGACTTGTTCTCTACTAATTTCTAGTTTGTTTGCCGTCTTTTCTTGTTGTTTTTGGATATATTCTTTAATTCTATCATTTTCCATCAATCTAGGACCACTAGAACCAGCAACTTTATCACTAACTTTATATACTGATTTATATGCTTGAGTAGCGTTGAATCCATTACTTAAATACTCATCACAAAATCTTTTATGTTTATCAGATAGTTTCATAATTTATTTTATAAATTTTTTATATTCATTATAGTTATTTATTCTTTTGGTTAAAAATCACAATCATTAATGCTTTTATATATCCTATTTTTGTTGGGTCATCCTCAATTCCTCCATCGTGTAAAAATCTAAATCCTTTATTTGGCTTTTCTAAAAATCTAACTTCTACATTTGGTTTATTATAAATAAATTTATGGAAGTATCTTGTATGTGTTGATGCTGGTATTAGCATAACTGAAGTAACATCATTCTCAATCATCTCTTTATAACACTTCTCCACGAAATTACCTATATGCATATCAAACATTGGATGGCAATAAACTATCTCACCACTCCAATCTTTTGTTAAACAACTATTTTCTTTTGTGTAATATTTTTCACATAAATGATTTTCATCTGATGCACAAGCATCTAATGTAAATTCAAATTCATTTATTAAATTTTCCCAAATATCAATGGGTGTTCTCAAATACATCATTGATTTTGAAGTTGAAAACGATAATGTATTCTTTGCAATTGTTCTTTTCATAATTTATTTTTTATCTTTACACTTAACACAAGGTCTTCCTGCTTTCTTTTTTATTACAGGTTCCTCAATTGTTATTATTTCTTCACTTGGTGGTGCTATCATTCCCAACCAATTACAAATTCTTCTATGACAGGCTCTTATTTGAGCAGGACAATTTAAACACAGATAAAAATTAGGGTCTAAATACTTTCTAATCATATTCATCATATTACTTGCCTCACCCCCGTCAATTATCATTAGTTGTGAAATTCTTACTAATTCATTATAATCTTCTTTTGTCATATTGATTAATTTTTATTTATTTTATCTTTTATTTTCTTACGCATTTTATTTACAGTGTGCCAACTAAGGACGTGGTCTATACTCCAATCTGCCTCAATTTGTCTATGTGTTTTATTATTCTTATAATAATCTTCCCAGATAGTGGCCTCAAACCAATTTTTTTTTATATCTTTATAGGCCTGATTAATTAAATTTAATTTATTTTCAAATTCAATCTTATTTTCTATTGTTTCTTCAGAATCATCAATTACATCATAATTATTATTTATAATATCTAATCCCACTGCTATTACGTTTTTATAAAATGGTGAAGTGTTACTATGCACTTGATTGGTTATTGTTCTAATAAAGAAATATTTGAAATAACCTTGTGCATATATGTCTTCTATCTTCTCTTTATTCTCAAGATATGATAATGATATCTCGCTAATTAGTTCTCTTTTTAAATGTGAGTTTCTGCCTAAAATATTATCTATAATTTGGTCATAGATTGAATCTTTTGTACATATTTCTTTTAAAAGATTATTTAAAGTCATTTTGTACTTTTTCTAAATCTGACATTATGTCACTAAACATTATTGTAAATTCTGTTTCTGCTTGTTCTTCATTTGATTGTTCCAACCAAGTATATCCATAGATAAAATAATCTTTTATTAAATCATATAGTTCTTTTGAATGCTCAAACATTTCATATTGATTTAAAATATGAATACATACTGCAGTAGTACCTATTGTTTCAATTATTCTATCTGTGGTCTTATCGTATATTTTATAATTATCTTCATCAGTGAGTTCATAAATTTCAGTTAAATTTGATTTTAGAATCATTGATTGTTGTTCTTTTATTATAAAAGATTTTGTATTATTATAAGACTTTTTAGGATTAGTTAAATCCAGTTTTATATTTTTCATATTAATAATTTATTGTTAAAACGGCATCAGTTAATTTATAATTAACCATTGCTTTATATTTATTACCTCTATCATATGCAGTGGTAATTGGACAATATTCATATGTTAATGTTGTTGGTGTATTAATAATATCAAATACCAAAACTTTTCTTGATTTTGGATATGCTGCGAAATAGTATAATTTATTATGATTTTTACCCATTTGATAGAATGGTTGGAATATATTCATTAAGGCATTAATTTTATCTAATTCTATTACTGCTGTTGGGTATTTATTCCATTCAATATCTCTTATTTTAACCTCTCCTAATATATAAGTGTTACCTGATATCATAACGAAGTCAGATCTATTGCCTGAACCTATCGGAGATACCTCATCTAACTTATGTTCTAGTTTTAAATCAATAAACCAGTTAATAAATTTTCTTTCTCTAGTTTCGTAGTCATTCATTTTCATATCTGCCATTTTTATATAAATATCTGGTTATTGAGTAAAATTCATTTTTTTTTAAATTTATGTTTATTATAATATCTTTCTACCAAATAATCTTTGTGTTTTCCTTCTAAAATAATTTTTTCAATTTTATGTGCTCCTGTTTTTAAAAATGATGCTACATCTAATTTTCTTTTAAATTCTTTTTTTTGACCTGATTTATCTGTAACCACATAAGTAAAATTTCTTATTTTCCTAAAATATTCTTCATTATTTAATTTTTTATATATGGTATATTTAACATTACTAATAATTTTATCCACTTGTTCATCTGATAAATCTAATTCTTTACCAATATCAGCAATCTTAATTCCTTCCATTCTCATTTGGATAACTTGTTTATCAATGTCTAAATTTAATTTGGATAATAAAAATTCTTTGCATCTAAGTAATTGTTCATTTTTAAATGGGTCATTAAATTTCTCTTCTAATGAATAATCTACAGCTTCAACAGGTAATTTATTAGAAAGTAATTTATTTCTCTTTCTAAGATAAGTTATGCAATTATTACGACACGCAATAAATATATAATTCTCCCATCTATCAGATAAAGTTCCATTTAATACTTTATCCCATACTTCAATAAATGTGTTATGAATAAGATCTTCACGTTCTTCTATTGTTAATGTGTACCAATACCTAACTTTAGTAAATTTATACTTTATTAATTTGTATATTTCTAATTGTTCCATACTTATAAATATCACTCATTTTTCTAAAAGCTCAATCTTTTTTAACAAATCTTGGATTATCTCTTTATCTGATTTAATTATTTTTTTAGATCGTAAAGTTGATTCTATTATTCTAATATCCTGTTGGTATTCCATTAAGTCTTTTACACCTCTCATAATATTTTTATTTTAAATATCAAAAAATAATTTTAGTTTTTTTTGTGTGGAGTTTAGTTTTTTAGATATATCTATATATTTATTAATGTATAAACTGAGAATCTATACAAGACATTTTTAAATTAAATACAAAAAAGCCCCCATCCCTTTTCTCAGTTTATACGGGGGTTTTTTTTTTGATATATAATATAAATCAGCTGTTCAAAAATTCCTTACAGTATAACAAAAAAGGATTTAAAAAGATTTATATAGTTAACTTAAACGGTAGAATCAAAAGTTCCAGCAATGTGTTCAAATTCACAACTGGAGACCTTAAAGAGAAAATAAACTGATTAGCCGAGTGAAAATGATAAAAGTGATTACTTCTTTTATCTACGGAATTTAACGTAAGGGACACAATTGTTAAGTTAGCTTTGAAGGTTATGGATGATGAATCTAAATTAAAATAGCCTGAGGATTACTTTAAGGGATCTAAAATTTGCTATGCTAGCAGCAGCAATAAAGCAAGCGCAGCAGCAAAATTTGATTATATAAAATAAAATAATTAAATTTAGCTTATAACATTAAAATATAGATTATGAATAGGCTAAAAGAATTAAAATTAGAAAAAATAGTTGATAAGAAGTATAAATGTTTAAATTGTGA